CGGCCTTCTGCCCAATGCGGGCATAATGAACGAGGCGCAAAACGCGGTTGTCGGCAGTTGCGTTGATTTCCTCATCGGTGAAGCCAAACGCTTTCGCGGCGGCTTTCACTGAATTATCGAACGCAGCTTTTTTCACGGGGTCAGCAAGTGCGGGCATTGCCTTGAGCAAGGCCGCTTGTTCGCGCTCCCGGTATTCCTTCGCCTCAGCCTCCGAAACCTGCATCTTGACGCCCTGGACCGGCTTGGCGGCGTCGAACAGTTCCGAAAGTTCCGCAATCGCGGCCTTCCGTTGCATGTCCAGCGCATAGTGCTTGCCGGGGTCAGTCATCGCCAAATGTGCGGGCGGTTCGGGGGGGATGATCTTTTGCAGAAACGCGCCAAGGTTTTGCGTCGCGGTTTCAATGACGGCCATACGCTCCGCAAGCTGTGCCTTTGTCTCGGCGACCGCTTTGCGTTCTTGCGCTACTTCCGTCGTTTTCTGCGTGTAGTCCTTCTGGCGGTAATATCCCGCTTTCAGTTCCTTGAGGGAGAGCTTTTCCCCGTCAAGATCAACCAACACGCTTTCATCTTCTTCGGGTGCCGAGTCCTCTTCTGACTCCTCGTCAGTGGGTTGTTCGGGTTCCGGCGTATCATCCTCAAGTGCATCCACTGCATCTTCGGGGTTGTCAAAGAATTGATCCTCGTCGAGTGCAACGTCTGCCTGCTCATTGGCGATAGCTTCTTCGGTGGGCGCAATTGCGTCCATGTCTCAGCCTCATACTTGCTGGAATTGACTGCGGTTAGACCACAGCACCTGGCGTCGGATTGGTCTTGGCGCAGAGCGCTTTCAACTTCCTTCGCACAGATTGGATTGCGCGTACTTCGCCCAATGAGGCGCGGCGCGTTTCATCGTCTGACGGATCTGCGTTGATGGCGCGGTTCAGCGCGTCCAGTTCCAGACCGTCGAATATATCCTTGAGCAACTCATGCTCGAGAAGGTAAGCCGCTTCGGGGTTCATCGGGCCTCACATCAAAAGCATCAGCGCGGCTTCGTCCCGCTGCTTGCGTCTGGCCTTGGCGATCCGCGCCAATTCCCGTTCAATCGTGGCCTTGGCTGCCGTCCTTTGGGCTTGCTTCTGCAAGTCCGACCGGAGAGCCGTCAGAATGGCCGCAGCAGCCTCTTTCGCCGCCGCCGTGTCCACAGTCTCCACAATGGGCTGGAGGGCTTCCACGGCCCGCTTTACGGCCCTCTTGCGGGCTTTCGGCGCTGGTTCGTCTAGCGCCGCCAGTTCCGCTTCAAACTCGGCAAGCTGGCGCTCGTAAAACTTGCGCTTGATCGGCTCGCCGCCGTCGTCAGCGTAAATCCGAATAAGGCTCTGCGCCGAAACTGTAGGCTCGAAACCCGTAACAGTTACAGCGCCGGTATCCGGCGTGACCGTGACCGGGCTGGACGTTCCCGCCGTTGCCGTGGGCGCAAAGCCCGCAATTGTAACAGCGCCGAGCGTCGGGGTGGCCGTTACAGCCGCGCTTGCAGTCGGGGCCAGGCCGGTGACAGTGACCGCACCCAGATCCGGCGTTGCCGTAATGTTCCCACCAGCCGCAGCCGTGGGAGCAAACCCGGCGATAGTCACCGCGCCGAGAGTCGTTGTGGCGGTTGCCGCCGCTGCCGCCGTGGGAGCGAACCCGGCAACGCTGACGGCCCCGAGCGTGGGGCTTGCTGTGGCCCCGCCACCTACTGTGGGGGCCAAGCCTGCAACCGCCACCGCGCCTAGTGTCGTTGCGGCTGTGACAGCAGCCGCAGACGTAGGCGCTAGACCTGTAACCGTTACAGCCCCGAGGGTGGGGGTAGCTGTAACACCCCCACTTGACGCGGGCCGAAGTGCAATCGTGTAGCAGTTCTGCGCGTTGTTCGCGTTTGATACGCCGCCATTGAAGATATCAATGTCATGCGCGCCGCTCGACCACGCGGAATAGTAACCACCACCTACCGCAGCGTCGGCACTGTCGCTGACCAAAAGGCCCCGCTATCCAATCCCGTCGTTGGCGCGGTGAACGCAACCGCTGTTCCAACGGCTTGCGCGCCAAGGGCGATAATCCACGCGCCCGCCGTAGTTGGCGTAATCGCCGCAGGGTTTGGCTTGTTCGACCCGGCTGTAGTGCCGGTGCCTGTCATCGTTGTTGGCGTTACGTCAATCGGCGTCGTTGAATCGACGCCCCGAAAAACCATAATCAGACACGCACCAGCATCAGCGACGTTGAATGTCTGCGTCAGCGTTACGGTCGTGTCGGGCGTGCCGCCCATGAACTTGTAAAAGTAGTTCTGGTAACAGTTGAACCCGACGCCGTTGTTGCCGAGTTGCGTTCCAGAAGTGTAGCCGCTTGTCGTGATTGCTGGCGCTGGCGTTCGGCCAGTTTGCGCGGCAATCAGGTATTGGATTATTACAAGATCGCCCGCCTGCGGGGTGCTATCCGAACCGCCCGTGAGCGCGAAGGTTAATGCGGGCCAGTCAGTCGTGCGGCCAGCAACGGTGCTAGTTTGCTGCCCAACAAAGGTAATAGCCATTAGCGGACCCTCTCAGGACCGCCTTAGCTTGCGGTTGCGGCAAATACGCCCGATGCATTGATCGTGATGGTAAAGCTGGCCGCAGTTGACGACAGCGAACCACCGCCCGTTTCAAGGTCGCAGTAGCACAGCAGCGCGTCGGTGGAGGCCAGCGTGCCGTTAGCGTCCGCGTCCTTCACAATCAGCGCATATTTCGCAGTGATGGTGGAAGAGGTCCAAGCCTGGTCGTCAACATCGAACGTGACCACAAGGCCCGAGCGGGTGTTGGTTGCCGTCAGCAGCTTGCCCGACGACGTGTAGCCGGTGCCGCTGGCTTCGTTCGCCGAGGCATCAGCCCATGTCGAGTGCGTCGATTGGTTCGGGGTATGCGATGACGTGACCAGCACCATGCGAAAGGTGTTGCTGTCCAAGTCAATCGTGCCGTTGCGGATGCCGAGTTCAGCGGCTCCATAGACTTTCCATGCGCCTGCGGGCATTAGTTCACCTGTTCGTTAAGGCATTCCTTGCGCCATTTTGCATTTATGGCGTCGTAGTCTGGCGGCAGATCAATCTCGGCCCAATGCGTGGCCTCGGTTCTATTCTCTGACCTGGCCCAAGTGCGGTTGGCGCACTGGATCATAAACCCGCAATCAATAAAACACGGGAACACCAGAATCGGGGTATCGCCTTCGTCCGGCAATCTGTCTGCGAACTTGACCCACTTCATCAGTTCACCTGTTCAACGCCGACGATATCGCCGTTTTCGTCACGCACCACGCGCCGAGGCTTGGATTGCGCCTTGGTAAACTCGCCCATCGCGTCTTGCAGCGTTTTCAGCATCGTTTCGTGGCGGTCATCTTCCTTCATGACCGTGCCGTTCTCACTGTCCCGCGCGCCGATCTGCAACAGGGCGATTTCACGCTCTTGCGCGAGCTTTTCACGCTCGAATTGCAGTTTCTGCGCGGCCAAGGCGGCATCGAATCGCATCTTCTGCTCTGCCAACTGGGCTTCCAGTTGCGCTTCTTGCTGGCGAACGGCCAGATCAGCCTCGGCCTGCGCGCGTTCTTTATCCCGAGCGACTTCGGCTTTCATCTGTTCCGTCTGCGCCTGCACCTGGAGCTTGCCTTGCTCCAATTGCATCGTGGTTTGCGCCTTGGCTTGTTCAATCTGCATCTGCACTTCGCCCTGAGCCTTGATCTTCTCAACATCAGGGTTAGGCGCGTTGGCAGCGGCCTGCAATTTGGCCTGCACCTCTTGCGGGTCAGGCGATGTAAAGAACGGATCAGCCGAGACGAAACCAGCCGTTTCCGTGATTTTCTCAAGCGTGTTGTAAAGCTGATCCGGCTTGACCAAGGGGTTATCGGGGCCGAGTTCCGTCATGATTTGCGTTTGCAGGCCAAGGATGACTTGCAGAACGGCCATGTCGCGCTCTTTAGAGCCGCCACCCAATCCGACATTGACGGTGCAGTCCATGTCCATATTCCAGACTTTCGGGTCATACTGGACCCATTCGCCTTTCATTTGGACAGTTCGCGGCCCATCACTGTGGGCGATAACCAGCCGCAGCAGGCCCCTGAACGCTTTCCGTATGCCACCATTGGCGAGTGAGCGGACAATGGCGTCAGCCTGCGCGATGGCGGGCTGTGTGGCGAGTAGCGCAGCCGTGGCGCTGATGTTGTGCAGCTTGTCGGCTTCCAGCCCGCCCGATTGATCCGTGATGCCCGTGCGATCCACAGAAACCGTGTCCAGGTATTCGAGCATCTGAAACGATTTGTCAGCGACGAACGGCGTCTCCTTGAACTGCACCACTTCCGCAGCGTTCGTGCCGGGTTTCAGCAGCACAGGCCCGCCCTGCGTTACCGCGTCGGGGTTCTCAACCCGGCTATAGTCGATGAATGGCTGTAGCTCGTTCTGTGCATAGAGGTTGTTCAATGTTGCTCTGAAAAGCGCAGTCTTGATGTCCTGGATCGGCTTGATGTCCTCGAAGATCGAATGGCCTTCGAACTGGTGCGGGTCGCGCTCCATCACCACGGACGCATAGGGCGCTTCGTCCACGGCTTCCAGGCCAAGCACGATGTGCCCGCCCGTTTGACCATCGCCACGCCCGTCCGCGAATACCAGCCGGTGAACCTCGGCTATCCCGTCATCGTCCAGATCAAGCCGGACATAGACTTCCCACACCTGCACGATGTGTTGAGCCTGCCGACTATCTGACCGAAGCGTGGTGTAGTCGTCGCCCATCTGGCTTTCGGCGTCGTCCTCTTTCCCGTCAAAGCGAGGGATGCGCCAGACTTGCTCCCTGTCGTATCCCATCGACACGAGTTCCGAGCGGGTGAGGAGCATTTCCTCGCCAACAAGCTCGGCTTCTTCAATCGACTCAGCGCCGGGTGTAATCAGGAACGAACCCCGGGGAATGGCCTCGATCTTCGGCGTGATTGTCTCTTCAACGCGACGAAGCTTGAAAGTATGCCGTCTCGCGTCAGGATTGAGAGCTAGAACCTCGGGGTCTGTTTCTTCCGACTCCGAGTAATTGCTGATTTCGTTGATGTCATCGAACAAGCCCATGACGGCTTCGTCAGGCTGATCCGTGTATTCCTGGATAGTGACTTTGCGCTGACGATAGGCGCACCATTTCAGGATGCCCGTCTTGAGCAACAGCGCGTCATGGATGGCGTCGTGCAATGCCCCTTCGGCGTGGGATTCCTTGATGGACACGTTGTTGACGTAGTCCGTCGCCTGCTCCGCGCCCTCCTCGTCATCCGGCCCGAGCGGCAGATACTTCACCACATCGCCGCCGCCGAAGATGGTCCGCATAATCGACGGCATCACTTTTTTGATGACGGCCCGCACATCGGTGGACACAAACGAGGACTTGCCCTCTTGCACGGGCAAGTGCTTCATCACCCCGCTGTAGTATTCCATCGCAGCTTCGCGCTGCTTGGATTGCTCCGAGAGGTATTCCTTGGCAGCAGTCACCAGCAACGCGACATGCGTTGTCAGGCGCTCCGTGCTGTCAATTTCTTCCTCGGTGTTCATTTCGCGCGATCCGCCTCAACAAGCGCCTCAATTGCCCACTTAAGGCCAAGCGGAATAACCTCACCGGATTTGAACGGCTCGCCATTCCAATTAACAAAATCAGCCGAGCAGAACGCAAAACAAAGCGGCGACGTGTCAATGTCACGCGCAACCGTTGCAAAGTGCATTCTGTAGGCTTTGATTTTTGTGCCTGCGGGGATCATTTGCGCCCCGCGTCCGCGCTGAATTTAGCGTCCAGTTCGGCAACCTTGGCGGCAAGCTGTTCCGCCGTGTTGGCCGTGACCACGAGAAACATCGGCGGGCGGCTGTAGAACGCGCGGAACCCGCCGTATTTGATTTCTTCGGGTTTCATACAACAACCTGCGGTCTGAATTTCGGGACGTTCGGCGAGGGGGCCGCATGGGTTTCATACGCAACGCACATCAGGCCAAACGCATCTGCGCCGTGGGATGACCAGTCATGCTCCGGTCCAAGGCCAACGTTGCGCGCTTCGTCTTTCTTCTCGTGATACCAGCCCAACGCCTGTATTCCGGCATCGCACTTGGCCTCATCGAACCAGCATTGCCCAATGCGGCGGCGAATGGCTTCCACCCGCTGCATGGCGGCACCTTTGCCTTGGTTCGGTATTACCGTCACATCAAAGCCCGCAGCACTCAGGGCGCTTTGATATGACACGTCATGAACGCGGTCGTTTGTCTCACCATCATGCGGCAGAACGCAGTGGACCTTGCCGTAGTTATTATCTCGCAGCCATGTCACATCAGCGGCTAGTGGCTGACCCACGCTTTCCCGATAGTCAAGAATCCTAATTTCTTTCCCGACAAATTGGACGATCCATATAGCCCGAGCGTCGGCCTTAGCGCCGGTTCCACCAATGTCCCAATAAGCGCGCTTCGATAGGAGGGGGTCAGCGGCCACCCTACCAATTCGCCCCTCGTTTCGGGCAACTGATAGCAGAGCGGCGAAATATGCCCCATCAAAGACCGTCGCATAGTCTCCTTCCCATATGTGGGGGTATTGGCCGGGTCGGTTGGCGAAGTCATCACGGCGTTCCATTTCCAAGACTTGTGGGAACCAAGGGTTGTTGTTCCAGTTCGCACGCACCACGATAGAATTAGGCGGTGGGCTTGGCCCGCGCAGCAGCATATCAACCGGATCGTTGCGCCTGCGTGGGTTCCAACCGAACCACAGTTCAGACGCAAGCCCGCGCGCTTGATCTTCCCAACGGATTGTTGGGCGAAGCAGTTGCAGCGAAAAGCTGGATAGCGTCTGCGCTTCCTCAACCCAGGCGCGGTGAAAGCCTTCTAGTGACTTCACGCTCTCGGCGGTGTGGTCCTGCATCCCCTGGAAGATGATCTGACCATCGCCAGGTGTCTTGATGACGTTATCAAACACCTTGAAGCCATGACGCGAGCCAAGGCCGAACTTCTCCAGCTTCGTCTCGATCAGCCGCTTAGCCGAGTCCTTGAGCGACTTCTGCACTTCGCGGATACACACGCCCCGCAAGCCTTCGCCCATTTCGCCGGGAGCGCGTAACGCATCCTCAACCAGCATATCAGCGAACACGTGGGACTTGCCCGAGCCGCGCCCACCGTGTGCGCCCTTGTATCGTGCCGGCTGTAGCAGAGGCTCAAACACCTCCGCCGTATCAATCACCAGCTTTGACAACGCGCCGCTCAATTAGGGCAATGAGGGGGTTCTCAGCATCGCCGGATATCGTGACCGCAGACAGATCAGGCAACGACTTTCGCAGAAGTATCTCAATCGCCTTTAGCCGAGCGTTATCGACTTCCATCGGGTTTCCCGTTTTGGGGTCAATCCCGTCTAACACAAAGTCTTGCAATCTGTTTACAAGCTGACTGGTTTTGATCTTGGCGCGGATATCGGCCTGATGTGCGCCGTTCAAACGTGCGGCCATTACCGGACCCCGAAGCCTTTTTCGTCGTCCAGTGTCCACTCCATTGCGATCTTAGCCAGTGCAGCGGCCTTGATACGCAGCCGGATTTCATCAACCCCGATGTATCGGTTGGCGTCGGAGCAATAGTAGTCCTGCGCCTCGTCGTCCCACTCTAGCCAGCTTTGCTTATCAAGGTGCGCGGCGAACGCGGCCATCACTGTATCAATGTCCATGATTTATATATCCGCTATGACGCGGCTCCCTATCGGGGGTTACTTGAGTGCGGCTTGGTAGCTTGCCCAATCAGCCTGCGCCCTGTTGACGCTCTCGATGTAGTCCCATCCGTCGCGCGCCAAGAGAAACCGAAGCCTTACAGGGGCGCGATATATGTGTTTAACGGATCGGGGCGCGTTTGCAGGCAACTGCTTTAGAACGGGGTGGTCATCAATCACGGCGACCCGAAACGAATGGGGGTGGCTGTGGTCGATCTTCATGCCGCGTTCGTCGTATTTCTTACGGGATGCGTGGGCGCAATAATCGAACGCCAACATACGCCCGCCCATATTGACGGTCTTTGGGTTCCAGCCTGGCTTGCGGCAAGCGTCGAGAAAAGCTTGGCGGATGCCCTGATAGATTGCGGTTTCGTGGATTTCTTGTGTGACCACTACCCATTTTGACCGGGGGATAATGTCATAGGGCAGTTTCATTGGGGGAGCGCGCCTATCCGGTGCCGATATGCTATGGCTGAGATGAAGGATGCCGCGCTCGGGGGGTGTGCTGGGTTTGGCGGCATCGCCGTTCCATCGCCATGGTAGAATGGGCGTAGGTTCGCCAATCAGCACACCGCCAGAAAGCGGTAGAGCGCGGCGGCCCCTGCTATTCCAGCCGCAATCCGCATGTGATGCGAGGGGTAAGCAGATTGTTCACCCCGTCTCCGCGCTCTGGAGATGTGACGCGCGCGACTTCTGCGAAAGCAGTTGCCCCGGAGCTAGGCCCCGCCGGTCACATCATCAGAAAGCGGACACGCAAAAACACGCGGCATATTCGCCACGTGATACCGGCCACCACCGTGCACCGCCCGAGATAGGCCACAACTTGCGTTACGATGCCAGAACGTTCTCAGAACGTCAAGCTTTTTTGTAGTCCTTGACGACTTGCTCCACCGCCTGCCGAATTGCCTCATGTAGTTCCCGTGGTGCCCATATCTCCAACGGCGCGAGGCCAGCGGCTCGTTTGCGCTGGCGCTCGGCTTGCTTGCGTTGGACGGGGGTCATGCGATCCGCCGCCGCGTTCATTTCGTTCTCCCTTGCTTCTATGCAATCAACATAGCAACTGTGACTGGTCACGTCAAGGGGTTATTGCGACACAAGGTAAGAAACAAAACCAATAAACAGACCGCACGCGATTATGCAAAGAAACGACGGGGGGGAGCGCCCGCGCAGTCGGGAGGTTTCCGAAATCTGCGCCCAAACAGTTACCGCCAAGAGAAGCCCTAACGCTATCAACAGAACCGCCGGTTGCCATTCGCTCATGCCGTCCTCACCTTATCCACTGCCAGCGGATCAAATCTAACCCGCGTCATGCCGCCGAACATTTCCACATCCGCTTCTACCTTGGGAAACAGATCAGCTGCGTTCTGCACCATCGTTCTAAAGTGTGCCAACTTACCGGCAAACGGGCCGTCCTTGATTTGGATGGCCTCGCCCTTCTTGTATATCTGGATGGCGTCACGATTGCCCGCAATGCGCCGCGCCTCCCGTTCCCGTTCGTCAACCTGGGCGGCATATTCGCCGAACGCCCGCACATCTGCGCGTGTCATGAATAGGAATGTCGGCGTGAGAAACTTGATATCCCGCATCAGGTGGATTTGCTCTGGCTGGACAGTCAGCCAAAGGTAGTTCGGCAGCGCGGGGAAGTCATAAGCATCCGGCATCCGTGACGTTGGACGGCGCTTGAATACCACGGTTGTTCCGCGCCAGTGGGTGATGCCTAGCTTGTGCAGGTCATCCATGACGGTGAACTCTTTGCCGGTTACGGCGTAGCGCAGCATGTCAATCATGTTTGCCACTCCCACAATAATAGCAGCCCCGACCCGGTTCGTAATACGCCCCGCAGCCCCAGCAACTGTTGGCGCGGGACTCGGCCATCCTTTCACGGCGGACAGCCTCGTTATGAAGCTGCAAGCCAAGCTCGATATTGTTCGCTTGCCGCATCTGCCATTCGGCCATTGCGTTGTGCGGTGTGTAGCTCATATGCATGCCCATCATGCGCCCCTCACGGTCTAGAATACCCGGGTATCAGTGGGGGGTGCGTAACTCCGCAATTTTTCTCTAAGCCGGTCAATGGCGCTTGCAGCTATCCAATCGTTTAACTGCCATATTTCCGCCCGCAGCCGTTCATTCTCCGCACGCAGCGCGGCTATTTCCGCATCGGCGGATTCCACGAAGTCATCCCTCGTCCAATACTCGGAGTAATGGTCGGTCATGCGTTTTCCCTTTCCGGCAGATTCTCCACCAACTCTATAAGTTGCAGAAGGGCGCGGGGCTTGCGGATGCGGTAGCGGATCAAGCACCAATCAATCCGACCTGCGGCGATGCATTCACCCCAAATCCAGCAATCAATAATTCTGTCAGTTTCTCCGGGTGTAATCGTTCCAGCAATGTGCTGAAGAATCGAGCCATCTAGTGTTTCGCTCTCAACAAATTTCCCCGCGCACGGACATCCCTTACCGTCATGCTCAATCCAAGGCCCCCATTCGCTCATTCCCGCCTCCCATGCAAAAACGCCAGCGTGTTAATCCGGCCAGCCTCGTAAGCGTCAAACACGTGGTCTGGATCAAACCCCGCGTTCCAGCAGACTTCGCGGAAATCCTCGTTGTTTCGTCGCCGCAGCCAGGCGATAGCCTCCCGCTTGGCCCGCTTGTGCTCATAACCCACGCGGGTTGTGTCTGTGGCGTCCTCCAGGGCTGTGAAAAGCACACACGCCCACAGGTCACGCTCAGCGCAGCCGCTTGGCTCTCCCGGCATCGCACCGGCCTTCATTTGGGTGTATGTGTTCATTCTGCGGCCATCGCATATCGCTGAGCGCCCGCTTTCTGCACCGCCCGCACGATCTGTTTGTATGAGCAGCCCACAGCAGCCATGATGTCCGCGTAACTTGCCCCGGTCGCGTGCATCGCCAGGATCTGCCGACTCCGCGCCGCGATGGTTTCCGGGCTGTCCGTCTGCCGCTTTTCCCGCAATCCAGCCGCGGCCAAGACGCGATAAATGACGCGCTCGGATATGTTTTGCGTGGCTGCAATCTCACGGATGGCTTGGCCGTCCCTGAACGCCTGAATGATGGCGTCGTGACGGGCTTTCGTCTCGGCCTCGATTTCCGCCATCGGCCTTGTGTCATTGCCCTTGGATTTGTATTGCCGCACCAGTTTGACGCCGACAGCGAAGGCGTATTTCTTGACATACTCCCGCTTGAACCCAAATTCTGCCGCAAGTTCGTCCCTGGTCTTTCCAGCGGCCACACTTGCGGCGAACCGTGCAGCGCGAGCTTTCGCAGCGATGGTGCGGGCGTCAGGAACACGCACGGCGGGCGGCGGTGTGATCTTGGCAAGGCTCAGGTATTTCCGAACCGAACCATCGTTCAATCCGGTTTCGGCCATGATCTGTTTGACGGTCGCGCCCCTCTCAGCCATGCGCGCAATCTCATCGACGCGGGTTTCCTGCTGCTTCTTGGGCTTGCGGTTGTCCCATGAGATTTGGTTGCGCTGTTTCCAACTCATGCCAGGCCCCCACGGATCTGGCAGGCCCGACACACCGCGAGGAATGACCTTAACGGCGGGAGGGACGTTTACGCAGCCATAGGCGGCGGCGATGCGGGCTCGTTCTGTCTCGGGAAGGTTCATTGGATCATCCCCATTGCGATGCGAGCATTGCGAAGTGCTGTGAAGCGCGGATCGTCTGGCGCTGCGGATTCGGACCAATGCGGAACGCGGGCTGGCTTGTTTTCGGCGTCGTCAATGTTGCTGACGAGCGGGCCAGCGTTACGGATTGCCTCCATGCGCTTTGGCGTCCACCCTGCTTGAGCAA